CCGAGACTTCAAGAAACTCGGATCCAAAAAGAATTCTATGGATCCGGCTGCAAATGAGCAGCACCAACAACGTCGTGTTGGCACTACATCAGGTGCTACCATGTTGGGTGAAAATGTTGATGATACTCTGTATCTCAACGTCGAACCTTTCGTGGTCCGTCTTGTCGACCTCTCGTCGGCAGGTTTGAATCTTCATGATTCAACTCGTACCGAGGTGAGTTCACTCCTGTGGATTTTCCTCTCGCGGTCACACCGTACCATTGGTATGATCTCGAAAAAGAACTTCGGTCGGATGATTACATCGACGCGCCACATGCTCGTCACCGTTGATCACTATGCCAGTCTCCGACTGGCTGGTGAGGAAGGTGACATGAGTCACGGTCAGGACTTTATTAAGTACTGGACCGATTATCACATGTGGCGGGCCGTTGGGTCGTTTGACGAACCTCCAGTTCGACCTGACTACATTTCTCATGATCTGTTTGCTGGTTGGTGGAAGTTGTACACTTTGAGGAAGCGGGCTCAACATGATATTGCTTTTTTCTACTCTTTGCAAAAGGGTAGTCGCAAATTATGGGGACCGCTATCGAAGTTGCGGAAGGCCAAGGCGATCGCTGATCACCGTGAACTTCTTACACGTCCAGTTGAGACGATCTCGGATGAGATGTCGCGCCGAATCTACAATGTTTCGACGCTCATTTTCTCCGATTTGATCGATCGACCAAACGACGGTACAAAATTCTTCCCAAGCTCTTCTGCATCTCTTCAAGCCACCTACCTTGATGGTGGGGCGCTGAGTTGCTTTGAAATGATGAGCTATCCAGCTGATGAGACTTCAGTTGGCGAGTTGTTCGATTTGAACGCGCACTTTCAACAGTGGCGTCAGAACGAGTACGACTTTGCTCAGCTGGCCTCTTATTACAGATCTCGTGAAATGACGACGTCTGGAACTTCTGCCTGCAACGATGTTCAAATTGTTGCAATCGCTGAACCAGGAAAGTTCAGGATTCTCTCCAAGGGTGACTCGTACCTGTATGCGGCCTTACAGCCGATTCAGGGACGTATGCTATCCGCGTGGAAGAGGCAGCGTGTTTCGACGATGCGTGGTCAGGACCTAACAGATAAGGTGAACGAGATTAACTCTCTCGTCCCGGAGTTCAGGAACTTTGTCTCTGGTGATTACAAAAGTTCGACAGATTACATTAAGCGGGCGGCTACTCTTGCCGCTGTCGCTCCCCTACGTTTCACGAAGGGTGGTGATCTTGCCGAGATATCTTTTCAGCCAGGACGGCTCCTTTATGGTAACAAAAAACAGGAACCGGTTATGTTCGCAGAGGGACAATTGATGGGTCACCCACTGTCCTTTCCGCTCCTATGTGTGATAAACCTTGCGGTTTACTTGCACACGGTTGAGCAATACTGCGACCTCAAAGGGTCCTCAAACGATTTCCGATCACGATTGCGTAAGGCAGTTATCGTCAATGGAGACGACATTCTGTTCAAAGGCGATCGTGAGTTTTTCGACATGTTCTTTGAGAACGCGTCTGATGTTGGCTTTCGAAAGTCAGTTGGCAAGAATTACTTCTGCCCTAACTTTTGTCAAATCAATTCACAGACATTTGTCCGCAAGAACGATCGGTTCGTTCGCACAGGGTACTTGAACCTCAAATTCCTTACGATTGAGTCGTTGAAAGGCGGCAAATCCGAAGCGACCCCAACTGAATTGGGCCGCGACATCTCTGAGATGGTTCGGATCTGTCCGTGGACAGCTCTTGCTGTCCCTGCCATATTCAAACGGTTTGACCGTGAGTATAAAGGAGGCTTTCGTCCAAACTGGTATCTTCCAGTCTGTGCGGGTGGCTACGGTTTGTCAGCCGTTCCACCTGGGACCTGGCGGGTGAGTCGACAACAGCTGCGCGTTGCTGCACTTTTCTTGCATGATCCGAAACTTCGGCTCTATGCGTCTGGTGTTACTGACGCAGTTAGTCTGACTCGGCATTTTCCCGGTGCCGTAGCGAACTGGCGTGTGGTTCCATTCATTGGACCCCTGCCTGAGGAGTCGCGTGAGCTCGACGACGACGATTGGTTAATACGTCTTTCCTTGATAGGAAGAGCGCTTTCTGATCCTGTGTCTCTCAATGAGGCGCAGGTGCGCAGACGTGTCACCATGTTCGACACTATTCGATCTGTTTTGAAGAGATCAAAGGGTCGGCGACGTCAGATTGTCCCGCTCACGCTTGACCAAATCGAGACGCTCTGGAGCGTCCGATATGTCGCGAATGGCCTTCCAGCCTGTCCCCCGTTGTTACCTATGAAACAACTTGCTAAATTCACGACGGATCCTGTCGCAGCTCAGGTTACCGCTGAAGCAATTGAGCTTCGCGGAATCCTATTTGAGCTCCAGGGTCGTCGATTTTGACATACAAGTTGTTACGGGGTTGCTCAGTTAACCAGCCAAAACGGTGTCCTTTGTGACTTAATACTTCCGTGCTAAGTCGGACGGCTCTAGCTGTTCGTAAATGCCGAGAGACTGCACGGCTGGACCGCCTCGGCGGTTCTGGGCGATGTACAGTCCTCATGGCTCTGAGTATCCCGTGGAGAGCCCAGTGTAACCGAACACTGAATTTTCCTAGCGCGTATGTCAGCGCGCAAGAACCCATCGAAGGGTTCCAAAATTTCTTCCCCCGCCCCCCCGTCGTCTAAAAAGATGACTTCTCATGCGTCTGCACCCGTCTCGAAAGGGACGCGGTCACGGTCAGGCGCACCTGCCTTTTCTGGTCTCCGGCGGAATGGTTCCGTCACTGTATCGCACAGTGAACTGTTCCAAACTTTCGCCGGTTCCGATACTGGTAGCTTCCAGATCCTCCAGGCGTCAATCAACCCTGGTTTGGCGTATCTTTTCCCTTGGTTGCACAACGTGGCAATCAATTATGAGAAGTACCGTTTTCGCAAACTGAAATTTCGGTTTGTGTCTGCGGTTCCAACGTCAACCCTTGGTTTCGTCGCTCTGGCAGTTGATCCAGATGCTAACGACACTGTTCCAGATTCAATGCCGGCTCTTATGTCCTTTCAGGGGGCATGTTCCGGCAATACCTGGATGTCGTGCGACCTGCAAGTGCCGGTCGCTCATCTCGGAGAGTTGTACCTACGATCAGGCACCGTTCCTGACACTGATGTTAAAACCTACGATATTGGCAACTTCCTTTACGGTACGACTACCGGTATAGCTGAAGTTGACACGTTGGGGTACCTGTATGTCGACTATGAGGTTGATTTGATCAACCCCGCCGCACATATTGTTTCAGGTGCCACTTCAGAGTCATTCGCTCTCACTTCGACAGCGCATTCTTTGACAGTACCTTTCTCTGGTGCACAAACCTACGGCACTCTTCCAATCCAAATTGGAGAGAACGCCATTGGTTTTGACCGAGTGGGTGTCTACCAAGTGATGCTGCAGTGTGGAAAGTCTGCGACTGGGAATGCCGACGATTATGTCGACGCCGAACAAACAACCGTTGGTTGGATCTCCCCTACTGAAAATCAGGGGGGTACAACCTTTCTAAATTACGGTGGTTCGACGGCTATGTCTGTGGTTCAATTTTTGGTTGAAGTCACAGAGTCTTTCCAGTCGTTATATTTCGACCTTGCGTCCGCTGTCGTTGCTGCGGAACCTATCGTGAACTCGATCATCTCTGTTTTGCCTAACTTCGTCGGTCTATTTGCTTCGACCGGCGCCGTGTGGCATCCTCCTAAACGTCCAAGCGTCCATCGTGTGATTGGCCAATCAAAGCCAATCAGCGAGAGTGAGGCGAGGAGACGTTGTTCGGAGTACAAACGCTTGAACTGCGTTAAGAGTGATTCTGTGTCGCGTCGTGTGTCTAGCACAGTTAGTTCGTCCGACAATTCGTCGACGGCTATGTGCGCATTGAGAGCGGAGAACGAGGAGTTGAGAAAGTTCATTGAACAGACAGGGTGGGAGGTGGTTAAGAAGAAATGACAATCGTGTACGAGACGGTATACATCTGGTATATACTGACCCGGAGGATCGGAAGATGGCTAGTTTGCCGTATTCGCATCCCCGACTTACACAATTATTATTTGTGGATCGATCGAAGTACCCGCTTGCGGGTGAAGAGAGATTGGAGACAAGGTAACCGGTAACCTAGAGTGGTCACCGATCCTGTGAACGGAAGAAGAAAGACGTGCGCGGCCCGTGTATGATGAATGCATAGGCCTGGGGTGAGCAGCTTGCCCCGGGTGTCCAGAAATGGACGGTAGGGAAACCGAACAAACACGTCGGAACTTGGAAGTGATCAGGTGAGGTGGGGAACTCCACTGATCCGGCGAACACCATCTCCTTCGAGTCAGTATTGCCAAGGCATGCCTGCCAGCCCACTTGGAGTACACACAATATCGG